TGATCATTTTTTCATTCATTATAGGCATTAAAGGTTGGAACCCAAAAGTTTCAGGCATCACTGGTGGTAGATCTCCTTTGGGTTGACTTTTTAATTCTATAGCAGGTAAACCAGATCCAGTGCTACCATTTCCAAATCCTATTCTTCCACCGTCTGCTTTATCCTCTGGTGGTTTTTTAGCTTTTGCTTTTTTCTCTATTTCTAATAATTCATCAAAGCTTTCATTGCCACGAAGTTTTGTACCTAAAAAATTTTCCATAACTTCATAATTAATTTTACCTGATCTTGTTTTATCTCTAGCCTCAAACTCTTTGAAAGGTTTAGCTTTATCTTCCATCTCTTGTAGAACAGGATCTACAGGATCTTTTGTTTTTTTAGTTTTAGACGCTATACCTAGTTTAATATCGTCAACATTTTTACTTGTCATCTTAGCTAGCTCCTTCATCAAATCTTTAGCTGAAGTTGCTTTGACTGGATCAACTTTTTTAGTGTCCTTAACAATCTCGGGCTTGAAACCCATGAAAGGATTATCTTGAGAGTAAATATCTGTCTTCTCCATTGAATCTATAATTTGTTTTCCTGTAGGAGCTGGTTGGTTTCTATTGTTTAAAAATATTTTGATTGATGCTTCGTCGATGTT